CATTTGATGGCATTGTAATTGTAAGTGTAAGTGCTGTAGCCGATGTAACCATAAATTTTTTATCATCAAAATCTGACGCACTAAAATTAGAATTTGTAATTGTCGTAAAGTTATCTAAAAGTACGATATCGTTAGCGTTTAAATTGTGTGGAGTTGAAAAAGTAATTGTAACTTCGGCAGATCCATTAGTAGTTGTAAAAGCGTTAGTTAAAGTTGTAGTTGCTTTTATAGGATGTATGTCGTAAAATACACCACCTGTGTAAGCATATAAAATTCTGTTAGTTCCTATAATAGAGTATTTAATACCTTCTTTATTAACTAGATGAAACAATGCTCTAGCTGCACCGGTTAATTTATTATCACCTAATTGTTTCCAACCACCTATTTTTTCAGGTGTGCCATATCTAAACCTTACATTGTCACCACCAACCCATTGTCCCTCGGCTGTAGTTTCTGTAATTTGTTTATTAAATCCTGGTTGAAAGCCTATTTTTTGTAGCATAGTCTTGACATTATATAATGAGATAGGGTTAAAATCTACTTAAAAGTTGTGACCAAAACTATACGCTCTCCCACTTTTGGAAAATAATGAAAATGAGGTTTGTTTTCAAAACAAATTGCCCTGTATTGTTGTGGTTGAATCTCATATTTCTTGTTATTTCCTAGTATCACTGTTCTAGCATTTTTGTCTTGTGGATCATTTAAATAAATTAAAAGTTGTTTATGAGGAAATGGATGGTCTTGATGAACAGGACATTTTTCAAATCCATTTGGATAAGTAAAATTAACAGCCATTCTTAATATCTCTTTATATTTTATTTTGTGTTTCTCTGTAAATTCTACAACCATGTTAACACAATCTTGATAACAATCAGAGTTTATTAAATCATCATCTCTTTTTTTTATAACATGAGCTAAAAAAGGTATATGTTCTTCAGAGTCAATAATTAATTCACCACCATAATAATAAGGAAATCCTACATTTAGAAAAGATTGGTGTATGTATCTTTTACTAAGGTCACTTAAAAAATTATCATCTTTTATAAAAAACATATTATCTAAAATTAAAGGCTAAAGATATCCTTTCTTCGTTTGTAAAATTAGAAGATACCATGTGTTTTATCCATGATGGAAACAAATATAAAGTATTTTCTTTTGGTTTAAATTTCCATATTTGAGAATTGTATTTATTATATTCTTTAATTCTTAAAGGATAAAATCTTATTAAATTTTCATTACTAAAAATTAACTCCCCTGAGTTTTCAGGGACCTTTATATAAAATATACCAGATACAACTGAGTTTGGATGATCATGAAGCATGTTGTAGTCTTTATTTCTATTAACATTTAACCAAATGTTATCTAAAAAAACTTTTTCACAACCTATAATTTTAGCTAATTTATTTGCTTCTTCTTCTAATACATTTAGAAAATTTTTATCATTTACAAAAACATTAAACTGATCACCACCTATGTTGCTAACGTGTTTCTTTTCTTTTTTAATGATATTTATAATAAGTTTTGAAAGATCAAAACTATATTCTTTATACAATATCTTTTGACAAAAAATATCTATCTCGTTCATTTTCTTTTAAAATAAGATGGTAAGCCTAAATATTCTCTAGAATCATAAATATTATCTTTGGCTCCTGGTTTTTTAGAATCATTATAATGTAAAAACACTTGAGCACATATCTCTCCTTCAAAATATTCTCTCCAATGATCCTGTTTATCTCCTTTATAAATTAACATGTCACCAGGTCCTAAAGTAATTTTAATACTTTTTTTGCCTGTAGGTTGAAGATATATAGGCCAAGGGTCTCCACCTAAATTCATAGTTGTAGATATTTCACAAGAGTATCTATCTCTATGTCTTTCAAGCACATCTCCATGTTTATAAGTNCTCATGTATGCATAATTAGGAAAAAGATTTAAACCAGTATTTTTTTCCATAACATNGTGACATCTTAAAAGTAAAGTTTCCATTGCAATGTCTCCATATATTGAAAAAGTATTAGGAGCNTGCTTATCATTTAAGACTCCATGCATATCTTCNAAAGGAGAAATGTATTTTGTTTTGGTTANTATTTTATGTACGTCTCTTTTTAANAAAGAGTAGTTATATAGAAAAGAAGATAATTCTTTATCAATTACCTTTCTTAAAACTGTATAATGTTTCTTTTTAAAATCAATCATAATAATTTATATTTATATTTATTCTAGACTTTGCATCTGTTTGAGTAACACTTCTATGTCTTATATTTCCATTAAAAATAACTGCACTATTTTCTTTAGAAAAAACTTTATGTTCTTTAGTAAATTCTGTGTAACCATTATTTGTATTCATATTTAAAAGACACACTTTATGTTTATCATCTCTATCAGTATGAAAACAATGTTTGATAGATTTTTGAGATCTAGGATATAGATTTGCTTTTGCTCTTATCAGTTGTTTTTCACTAACATTTATTTTATTTAAAATAGGAATTATATGTGTTTTATAAAAATCACTGTTAACTACATCAGTATAATAAAGATGACAAAAAAAGTAATCATCATCTCCTTCAAGAATTACTGTGTTTTGAAAATACCAAGGAAACGAGTTAGATAATAAATCTTTTTGAATTATACTAAAATCTTTTTTATTTAAAAAATTATCTATGACTTTCATATAATCTCTATAATTGCTTGCCTATCTCCAAAAGCTATATATTTATATTTTATTCTATTCTTTTTTACGTATTCTTGCCAAGCCTTATATTCATTTTCTTGCCAGTTTATATATCCAATATATTCATCAAATAATATTATACATCCTTTTTGTAATCTTTTTTTATCAATACAATTAAATATATCTTTTGTAGATTCATAGGTATCACAATCTACATGTATAAATGAAATTTTATCTTTTTTGTTTTTAAAAAATTTAGGTAATGTATCTTTAAACCAACCTTTAATCGCTTTAACGTTTTTATTTAAATCAGGAATCTTGTTGTTTAAACTTAGGTAACCTTTTCCAAAGTAACCACCTCTCCAGTCTTCTTGCATTCCCAAAAAACTATCAAATCCATACCACGTTACATTAGATATAATATTAGAAAAATAATTTAAGGAAGTTCCTTTGTAAACTCCAAACTCTAGATGAAGTCCTTTTGTATTTATTTTTGATAACGCAATGTCCCACCAACCATGATCTGCAAACATAACACTATTTTTATACTTTCTAATATAGTCAACAGATTCTTTAACAGCTTCTTCAGTTAAAACATCGTAAGGTCTTTTATATAAATAAAATAAATTATCTGCGTCTATCTCTTTAGTAATTTTCATTTAGCCTCTGTTAGAAAAACAAACATTACCACTTACAATTAATCTTTTTTTATCTTTGTTGTTTCTTACCTCATGAGGAATACATCCTAAAAATATAATTAACTTTCCTTTCTTAGGAAAAATTTTGTGATGAGATAATTCAACATAGGGATAACCTAAATTATAAAAATAAGTTGGTGACGAATTTTTTGTGCTGTCTATGTAATATATAAAAGAATATTCTTGTAATCCTTTTGAGTGTATGTGTATACTGTGTAAATCATTTTCATTATATTTTTGAATCCAACAATTTCTCATATGATAATTATCGAAACCTAAAAAATTAGATACCTTTAAAATGTAAGGTGATAAAACCTCACTTGTTTTTTTAGTAAAATTTTCATCTTGATCATAAAAATTATTATCGTTATCTTTATCTTTATGTAACTTAATACCTTTTACAAATTTATTGTAGTTTGGCTTTACGTCAATATCAAATTCAAATATGTTTTGAATAAATCCTATGTGGTTCATACAAAGGGTCTCCCTAAATTCCACATAACCAAACTATATCTTGTTCCTTTTGTAATTGGATTTACTCTGTGCCATACAAAAGATGGAAACACAACAATAGATCCTTTAGATAAAATCTCTGTACATTTTCTAAAAAATTTTTTTCCACATTTATCTTGATTTCTAAAATCAAATTCTAACTCTCCACCTTTATACTCACTTGAATCTGTTAATGAACATGTAACAGATAGCTTTCTTATCTTACCAAATTGATCTGGTTTATTCTTATCGCTGTATGGACTCTCAAGTGTATCACAATGCCAGTCATAAAATTGATTTTTTTTGTACTTGGTAAATTGACAAACTTCAGGTTTATCAAGACTAAAGTTCCAGCCTGCATTTTTATTAGCCATATCTACATAAGGAATTATTTCTTTGTAAATCCAATTTTCATCTAACCAAGCAATATTAGAAACTCTTTTCTTTTTAAAAAACTTTTTTGTTTTACTGTCTATAGTTTTAATATTATCAGAATTTATCTTTCCAATATATCCAGTTTCTTCTCTCAAAGAGTTTCCATATTTAATTACTTCATCACAAAATTTGTGTGAAAGAGCATTTTTAAAATACCAATAATATTCTTTTAGTAGCATTAACTTGGAATCAATTCTACCCAACCTGTCAGAATATATTTATCTCCCTTTAATGGCGGATTGCCTCTATGAACATGCGTATAAGATGTAGGAAACACTACTAATCTTCCCTGTTGTGGTTTTATTCTTTTTGTTTGATATAAAAATTCTGTTTCTCCACCTTCTTTTACTGTGTTTAAATATAATATAAATGCCATGATTCTATTTCTATTTAGAGCATCACCACTTTCACAGTGCCAAATATGATACCCTGTTTGTGGAACTGTTTTTTGTAGTTTAACATCTTGAATACTATGTGTAGAAAATAAATCTAAAATACTATATTTTTTTAAATATATTGGGTAAACTTCTGTAAAAAATTTTTCAGTAAAATCTCTAGCTGTATAGTTAACATTAAATTCTTTTATGCCTTGTTTGTTAGCATATTTTATATTTGCTATAATATCATAATTATTATCGTCTTTTATATGAGATGGAGTTTCTCTTTCCATTACTAGTCTATTTTTTTCCATTTCTTTATAAAAAGAAATATAGTGTTCGCAAAAATCTTTGTCGAAATAATTATCAAAAACTCCAATATGATCTTGATCTATTTTATTTGATGCCATTTTATTATGTAGTGAGTTAAAATTTCTTTTTCTTTATTTTTACTAAAATAAAAATTAATACCGCTATTAAAAGTTATACATTTATTTTGTTCTACAGGAACTGTCCAATTTAAATTTTTATGTCTATGGTCATCATATTCTAATTCTAAAAAATTAGATGAGTTATCCATAAAATAAACTGTAATAAAATCAGGAGTGTTAGTTGAAGAGTAAAAATCTAAATGATTTCTTTTTA